TCAGACCAAAGGGTTGAAATACTGTAGACATAGTCTATTTTTCCTTTGTTTTTGAAGAATGTTAAGAGAAACGAATGTTTTTATTATTCGCTTTTGCGGCCTCTTTTTCCATTTCCAAAAGTCCACCTTCGAGTACGGAACGACCACCTTTACTTCCCTCCGCAGCACCCCGGACGTTAGCCGTAATGTTGCGTTGGTGCTCGAGAGGATCCTCGAGGTGGAGCATTTTCATAACTTCTTGGTAGATATCTTCTGGTAATTTGAAGAGGACCATTTCGTTACAACTAACACAGCCTTCAAACTTGCCCGAGCTCATCTTGCCTAGTCCTTCAAAGTCTTTTCCTAATTCTGAGACTTTAACTGGCTCATAACCCAATGCCATACGTTTGTCGATACTGTCGTAAGTATTTGTGGTGGATAACCAGCACAAATGCATCCCGGGGATAAGTCCCGCTGGGAGATCGGGCAACGCACTATTTGCCCACTTGTCTCTAAACGCATCAAGGCGTTCCCGACGTGCAATGTCATCTGGATGTGCGGTATTCGCACGTTCCATTACTTCTTGTGCTCGATCGGCTAAGCGATCATCTAAGTCACGTTTAATTCTTGTATTTGCCATTTTCATTAACCTTTATTTTGACGATCATACTGCGCATAGGCGCGGATCATTTTATTGCGACGCTCTACATCATCCCAAGCCCCAGCATCTTTAATTGCTTGTACACGATCACGACTTAGCGTAATGGTGCCGGGTTTTTGTCCCGATGGGTTGGTTGTACGGCTAGAAGCCGTTGGACCTGCAGCGCGTCGTTGATTTGAACTATTACCTTTTGATGCATAACGGTGAGGAAGTCGTGTTGATAAACGACTATCCAACTCGTCCCAGTATTCTGGGTCTGCTGGATCCCACCCATCTTGGGCAAGTTCTTGGTCAACTACTTTGGCAATTCTACTATCTGTATCTCGAGCTTGTGGATCATACCAAGCGTTCTTTTTCAGCCACTTTGTTGCATTTTGCTGTACTTCTGTGTTGACTGGGTTTGGAACGTTTTGTCTTGGCGCCTTAGCAGCCTCGAGTTGTTGTTTCTTATAATGTTGCGCTTGATTAAAACGCTGTTTAGCGTCAGTCAATTGCTCCAAATATTCGACTTGAGCCGCGGCATCGTTGTTTCGAGCAGCTTCTAACATCTTTAATTTGGCATATTCGATTTTAGTGGCTTCGTCTTCGATAGCCTTATCTAATTGCGCAAATTGGTACGATGATGCAGTGCTTTCCACTTTTGCAAGGCGTTCTGCCAACTCAGCATTGCGTCTCTCAAGTGCGGTAATCTTGTTCTTTGCTGAAATTTCACGCTGTCTCTTTAATTCTTTCTTGAGTTTGCGTTCTTCTCTGCGAGCTTCGCGAATAGCTTCACGTTCTTCGTCTGTTTCGCCCTCTTCTGCGGCTTCATCATCGCCGGCAGCGTGGGCTTCTTCATCTTCGTCGTCGTGTTCTTCTTCTTTTTCAGCTTTTTTGTCTTTTTTCTTCTTTTTGCCTTCAGTTTCTTGCTCTTCTTGAGCTTCAACTTCAATTTCTTCGGGCAAATCTAATTTGGCTAAGACAGAGCCATCATCAAGTTCCTTCACAGGAACATCTTTTTCATTTTCTGCCATAATTTTCTTTCAAAATTAATCCACAAATGCTTTCATGCGTTGCGCATACTCAAAACTGCGAATACGAGAGATGATTTCACGTGCCTGAAGGGTAATAAACACCACTGGGGCGCCATCATCATCAGGATTAATAACAAAACGATCGCCGCCGTATTTGATGGTTCTTACCAAATCACCAACTTTGCACCATGGGCCTTCAATCCAAGGCTCTAAGGTATCGGGTGACTTATATGCAAGTGGTCCAATCTGGATTACTTTAGCTACAGTCTCGTTAAAACGTAGGGTTTGTTTGGTTTCATCCACAAGGATGATTCCGCCTTTGCTAGTGGTCTTTTCTCGGCGTAACTGCACCAATACTCGATCTCCAGCCACATCGACTCCGGGATCTACTTCAGGAAAACACTCCAACTCCGTACGTAAATCTGGTTCGTCTTTTTGGTTTAAATCAAATGCCGCCATTCGGCTGCCTCCTGCGATCTTTACAGATCTTCTTCGTCGTCTTCCGTTAAAATTTCGTCAATAATGTCAAGAGCCGACTGTAAACCTTCGATTCTCCCAACATACTGCCTATAATCGTCAAATGAATTGACGTTTGTTCCCGCAGTAACGGTTTCTGCTTGAATTTTTATCTCAGCGCGTACGCGACCGATAATTTCACTTACAATGTCCTTCATATTCTTACTAATGCAAACATTTGGGACATTCCGCCCCAAATATTAATAAAAGTTTCCGCCGCCGATTTCATTTAGATTCTTATCTGGACCAACTTTAGAAGACTTAGCCATCTTAGCTTGTGATGCGCCGATCTTCCAGTTGTTGTCACGATGAGAACCTGAATCGCCTTGGTCTAACTTAGCGTCAGGACCGCCGCCAGAGCTTTGCTTGCCCATTTGTTTGTAGGTTTGACGAAAACCTAATTCATCTTTTGCCATTATTGTTCCTCAGTGGGTGGTTGTTGTACTTCTTGTTGCTGCTGTTGCATCTCTTGTTGCTGTTGTGCTTGTTGCAATTGTTGCTGGTGCTGCTGATCAGCTTGCGCCAACTGTTGCTGATGTTGCTGCATGTCTTGTTGCAATTGCTGTTGTCCTTGAGCCATTTTGTTTTGTGCTTCAATAGCTTGTTGGACTTGGGCAGCTTGTTGCTCAAACGCTTGTTGCTGTACAGCTAAACCATGGGCGCGAATATCTTGTTCGGCCGCGATGATCGCATCTCTAGCTGATGCATCTTGCTCAGCTTCTAACTGGGCTTGCATCTGGCTCATCTGAGCGCCAGCGGTAATCATTGCAATACGTTCTTTGGCAGCGTTGTTAATGTTTGCCATTGCAATATCGGTAGCATTACGCTGGTTGTCAATATTGGTCTGGGTGCTGTACTTTGCTTGCAACTCTTGAACTTGCTGTTGCAACTCAGCCACTTTAACCTGATACTCTTGCTGCGCTTTTTGTACATCCAGTTGCAGTTTGTTTTGGAACTCTTGCGTTTTGCGCTGAGTCTCAGCCATTTGAGTCTTAACAATTGCTGCAGCAGTTGGATCAGACATAAGCTGATTTTGTTGCTGAGCTTGCTGTGCTTGCGCGACTTTTTGTGCCAACTGACCAATCTGCTGGACATATGGTGTCATGGTGCGCTTGGAGTCTTCGTCTACCAATTGTGATGCTAAGGCCAACGCTTGTTGTGCTTCCAAGTCTAATGGCTTCTCGGTATGCAACTCAAGGATATCATGACCACCAGATGCCTGCGCCACATAAGAGCGCATAGACTGCAGGTAGTGTAATGTTAAATGCTGTTTGATATGATCAAGAGCATGAGGAGCAAAAGTAGGCCCAATAACTGGATTGCCACCATAGGCAGGATTGTTTGCGTATTCAAGGTGTACCTTAATGTGTGCAATGTGATCTTGGTCTGGGTAGGCTGCAGCTGGACGACCCATGGTCATCGAAACGTTTTCGAGAGCTGGGTTAGATTCAGACGCGCCTTCTGGATTAGGCATGATCTCTTCAATGTCCGGTACTTTCATTTGCTGCAATATGCGGTTATAAACAGAACGCATATCAAACGTGCCGGGACGCATTTGGTTAGCTTGTGTGGCTAACTGGAGAACAGCTTGACTCTGAGCAAGACGTTGTGTCTCAGAGAAAATGTTAGGATCAGATACAGGACGTACGTCGTTGTTTTCAGCAAAGTCGCGAACCTCAATCTCAGTACCAGATTCGTTGTCCATCTCAGACAAGTACCAATGGTTAATACGAGATACGATTTCTAATGATTTAGCTTGGCTACGATGTAAACGAGCATGGATAGCTGAGAATACTTTGGCGCCCTGTTCAATCAGCGCTTGGGCTGTGCCAACAGGCATGTTGTTATTGGCTTCACCAATCTTCTCTTCAGAAGTAGAAACAACACCTTTAGCTGCGGTAGTTAACCAACCCAATAAATCAAACAACACCGATGAAGGTGGATTGAACGGCATTGGCATGGCGATCTTACGTACATCGTCAATACCGGGACCAGATTCAACTTCAACTACTTGGGTGGGTTCAATCCTATCAGACTGTCCAGACACGCGTCCAGTTTTGAGTTTAAGTAATGTCTGAGAGTTGTTGATATGAGCAGCGTCAAGCAGAGCACGTAAAGCGCCAGTGAGAGCAGCAGACAAACCACCAATAAGATGGGGGAGACCAATAGCGTAAGCACCGCGCCAAGGAATGAATTTGAATTCAACGTACCAATCCAGTTTTGTGAGCTTCTCATCGCCTGATTCCCAATTTCGTCTTAATGCGAGCACCTTACTAGTTGTCTCATCGATAGTGAGAATGTAAGGGGCGCGGCGTCCTTCAGTTTCAACATCATCTTCCAAACGCAAGAAACAGGTAATCTCATAAACACGACGAAGATTGTCAATATTCTTCGATGGCATTTCTTTGCCTTCGATTTTGTTATTGGCTTCTTCAGAGCGGGTTTGTTCAGTTAACGGTGCATCGGATGTCGTAAATGACTCGATGTCTTTGTAAATGCCTTGTTCGATACGCTGAAGGTAAATGTCTTCAGTAATATCTTGTACTTCAGTAACGCGTTGTGATGTGTAGAAATTGGTAGAGGAGTATGGGAGGATGATGTTGTCAATTGGTACCCACTCGCAAGTAGGACGCAACTGCTCTTCATCAAAACGCCATTTAAGGAATTGTGATCCGCCAAGTGGTAACTGAGTGAGCAATTGCTCCATCTCGTCACGGTACTCAGCGATTTGTTCTGTAAGCTGCCAGTTAAGAAACTCTGCTTTACGCTGTGCAGTATCTTGTCTTTCTAATGTGGCGTTACCCTTGATGTTGGATTTGACCAAACCTTCAGGGGGTAATAATTCTTTTGCAGATGATGCAGCAAAGTCAACACAGGCTTCTGCCATGACAGGGTGCACCACTTTGGATGCGCCATCAAACACTGCACCACCGGGTGCGTCT